TTTGATCTGCCGCTGAACCTTGTATTAACCTATTCAATGCACGATAGGTTCCTGCTCTTTTCATCTCATTCCACGCCCAAGTTTTTTTGGCGTTCTCATAACTCATCATTCTTTTGTCGTGAAAGTCTTTATTCTCCCACAAATCAAATCGACATCTACGACCGAGCAGAGTATTTATAAATCCGTTTTGTTCTGTGTATCTAGTTGCACGAACAATTATGTTGTTTAAAAAGTGAACATTATCATTGTATTTTTTCTTCAAAGCCTTTGCTTTGTCTTGACTAATATCTAGAGAGTCAGCTAGTTTTGCTATACCCATGCCATACATGAGACCTAAACCAATAGTTTTAGCCTCTTTCCTTGATATTTGCGCCATATCAGCAGTTACTTGATGGAAGTCCTTTCCTTCATGGAAGAACCTAATTAGGGTCTCAGCGCCCTCTAAATCGTGTTTTTTGGCATAGTGTACGAGCAATCTAGGCTCTTGTTGAGAATAATCTAGAGAAACCCACTTTTCTGCCTTTTCTGGTAGAAACAAAGATCTGATCTTTGGACCTATGATTTCGTTGCGAGAAGGGACCTGTTGTAAGTTAGGATTACTCATGGACAACCGACCACTGACCGTGCCACCAAACTCACTTTTTAGTTGGTTGATCTCAGCATGAATCCTGCCATCCACATTGTGTTTTAGTATGGAGTCAATGAATGTGGTGTGTGCTTTATTATATTCCCTAGCCACGGATATTGATTGAATCAAAGGATTCTCACTACTCTTCATAGCCTCGTTACTTATCTTCGCTTGTTTATTTTTCTCAGTGTATTCATACTTCTCTCCGAGCTTATCAAAAACTTTTTGTAGTGATGCAGCCGTATAAATATCAGAGGCATCAATTTTTATACCTGTTTCTTTTTTGATGTTGTTATAAATTTTTTCTTCTTCTGATTTAAAAAACTTTTTTGTTTTCTCAGCCCGGTCAAGATCAACACGAACACCTTTCCATCTCATCTCCAAAAGCAAACGAAGTAGATCTGTCTCTAAATTAAACACATCAGTAAGTCCTTGCTTTTGTATTTCAACTCTAAGAAACTCCCAAAGTTTGTAAGTCAACTTCGTGTCTTGTTCTGCATACACACCGACGTATTCTACAGGGACTAAGTGCATGTTCTCTATGGCTTTGAACCCGTGTTCTTTACCAAAGTCTTCTAAGATATTGCCTTGCTTTCTCTCTCCTAAATAATCTTTTGCTAAATTATTTAAACTATAACTAAATCTATTCTCATCCACCAAAGGAGCAGCTATCAAAGTATCATATACTTTAGTGACATCACACTCGACTCCCCACCGTCTAAGCCAACCTAAATCATAAACTGCGTTGTGACATAAAACTATTGGATCCTCTTTGAATAATTTTCGTAGCCACTTCTTCACGTCCTCCTCAGGAAAGTTTCCCCCACGTTCATGTCTTACCGGGAAGTACCCATCAAATCCATCAAAAGATATTGCAACACCTACAACAAAACCTTTGTTCGTTGCCCACCCACCACCAAGAGTTTTAATATCTGGATCGTATGTTTCTAAATCTATAGCAACTTGTTTAATACCAGATACATCGGGAAAGTTTGGTCTTGTCCACTCTGGTTTGTTTTCTTTCTTTAACAAATCCATTTGTTGTTCAAATATCATCTAAGAACCTCTTCAAATTCGTATTGAGAAGTAGAGGGCACAACAAAAAGATTCTCTTTCGCCCTCGTCATTCCCACATAAAAAACTCTTCTTTCGTCATCTCTATTGTAAGACATCTCGTCGATAATTCTTTTAGATATATCAGAAAACAAAACCACATTCTGACTCTCTCCCCCTTTAGCACCATGAATGGTAGATAGTTTTATACTCGCTCTCTTATCTAAGTCATATCCTCTTTTTAAAATCTGCCTCATGTAATTTATCTCATTCTCAGCTATACCATTTAGAGCAACTTGCCATGGTGTATTTATATCCACTCTTAAACCCCATTCTGTAGAGAGAGTGTCATAGCTATATTTAATCTCTTCATCTGCACCAGGCATTTTCTTTTTACCTCGAGCTATGCCCTTATCCCCTGATCTGATGTATTGATACATAGTTTTTACATCTGACAAAGATACCTCGTGACCTAGTTGTAAATTTTTCCAACAGTTGTAAGCAACTAAAACATCATCTTTAATTGACAACTTATTATTTTTTTCAAATAAATACCCTTTGCTTTTTAAATCGGCAGCTATCTCATTTAAATAATAATTAGTCCTGCATAGAATAAGCCACTCATTCTTTCTTAAATTTAATCTCTCAAACACCACATTTGAAACTGTACCCTCGTCCTGACGAGGATTCCAGTCTTTAGGAATTCTATTTTTTATTCTGTTAATCAATCTATTTGCTCTAACGAATACACTGTTTGGTATTCTATATGATTGATTTAAAACTTGTAAGTGACAATTTAAGTTGATTAATTTAGATACCTCAGCACCGCTCCAACCATATATTGCTTGATCATCGTCCCCAGCTAAATAAACAATTTTTGCTTGGTTTATCATAGTGTGAACCATGTCCCACTCAGATGCTTTTAAATCTTGAACCTCGTCTACAATTACCACATCTAGTTTTGGCGACTGCTTTGTTTTGTTAAACTCTATAATTAAATCTGTGTAATCTTTTATACCTTTTTGTTTTTTAAACATTCGATAGTTTTTATCTATGCGTTGCAATCTTTCAAAGCCACCCTGCACATGACCTGCCTTTTTAAACTCTTCATACAAAGAAGTATTCTTCACTCTATATAAATCAATTAAGTGAATCCCGTCAGGATCTCTACCTATGACTCCCCCGTTGTTGTTAATCGAGCTCGCAATATCTACACCAAATTCTTTTTTAAAATCTTCAAAGTCTTGATCTTGTATAATATCTGTGTGAGTGCAACCTAAAAATTGATAGGCTAGAGAGTGTAAAGTTCTAAACCATTTAAACTCTTTTCTTTCTATCTTGAACTTATTGACTGCCCTGAAGATAGCCTCGTTAGCAGCTTTCCTTGTAAAAGAAAAATAACCAATGCGATCTGGTTCTAAATCTTTTTGTAAATTATCCTCAACATATTTTAGTAGCGTTGTTGTTTTGCCTGTGCCTGGAGGACCAATAATTTTGTAAACGTGATTTAAAATGGAATGTCCTCCGTCTCTTGCACAGGCTCCTCTGCCTCAATCTTTTCTACGGTATTAAACTTATCATTGTCCACGAACCAAACTAATTGACCAGGTTTATTATTTAATTTTCTTTTGGTGCAATCGCCACCTAACTGTCTAATAAAAACTGCAACTTGGTTTGTTGTCAAAGCAGAATACTTTCTGTTTCTCATGTACTCTTGTAGTTGATCAATACGAAAGAACACTTTGTTTTCTCCATCGTCCACGAAACACTGACCAGTGAGAATATCATCTAGATCTACAGCATTAGCTTGGTTTGAAATATACTTTGATAAAATAATTTTAAACTGACCCTCTGGTGTCATCTCTTGATCTGTCTTAACCTCTATGGCTTTTGATACCAGAGAAGTAACAAAAGCATCGTAGTCTGTTCTAGACATCATCGGAGGCATTGATTTAGTTTTGACCAAACACTTCTTTCTAAATTTATGTTGATCGTAAAGTTCTTCAACTGTGCAAACAATCGTGCTCTCTTGATTAATCG